ATAAATGGCGTATCAATGCAGTTTGACTATAACACAGGTGTTTGCGTAAAAAATGGCTGTATAGTTCGTCAGATTACTTATAGCAGGCTTATGTCAACAGGCTTGTGCTGTGGGGTGCTGAGATGAAATATCCTTGCTTGGTGCTTAAATCTGTATGTACTACGCCGATTACAATTACAGTATATCAAGAGGGTTTAAGTGAGGACGGAGAACCGCTAAAGGCTCTTGAAATCAATGCCTTGTGTAATTATCAGGACAAGGCTAAAACCGTTCTTACATCCGATACAGCTTGTGCAGTTATCTGCACAGGCTTATTTTATCGGTGATATTGCTCCTGAATTATCGACGCTTTCAAACGGCGAGGTTATTGTGAATGGAGTTAAGCGGAAAATCTATCAGGGTGAAAAAGCTCGAAATCCTGACGGCACAATCAATTATACGAGATTGGACTTGATATAGTGAAAGTCACATCAAAAATTAAGATAAATCAAACAGCAATAAAAGCTATTACAGCAAAAGCACAGGCAGCTCTTGAGCAGACGGCAGAAGCACTCCATACGGAGGTAGTTCAAGCACAGGTTATTCCATGAGACACAGGAGCACTGCAGAACGAAAGCACTTTTGTTGATACATCAAAAAGTAATCAAGGCAAAGTTTCTATTGTGTCTTCAACACCTTATGCTCGCCGCCTTTACTATCACCCTGAATACAATTTCAAAAAAGATGAGAATCCAAACGCAAAGGCTCACTGGTTCGAGGATTGGCAAAAAGGCGGAAAGCATGAAGATTTCTGTAATAAAGCTTTTGCAATAATTATGAGAAGGTTGATGAGATGATTTATTTAGCTGATATACGAAATTGGCTTAAAGGCTTTAATATTGCTGATTATTACTACTCAGGTAAGCTCAATTTTGAGCAGAAACCACAAATTAAAATTAAGGATACAGTTTTGACAGTAAATGATGAGGCAGTAACACTTCTTGAAATCCTGCCAAAATTGAACGGCAATGTCACACCTGAAACTATAATCGATATGTGCAATATTCTCTTTGATGAATCAGAAATGCAGAAACTCAAGAAGTTAAAGCTTATTTTTGAGGACTTCACAACTCTTGTACAGTCGGCAGTTGAGATTGTCGCAGGCGGTGAAGAGCCGGGGGAAACAGCGACCCTTGCTACGACATAATAGAGGACTTTGATTTAATAGTTTCCTCGTTTTTGTCGGAGTATGGGGTCAGGATATATTCAGAGGACTTCAAACATATGAAATGGGACGAATTTTGCTCGCTTCTGCGTGGCTTGAGTGCTGATTCACCACTTGGCAGAATTGTGCAGATACGAGCAGAAAACGACCCAGAAAGGCTAAAGTACTTCACCGCACATCAAAAGAAAATCCGTTCAGATTGGAGAAACCGCAGAGCAAAGCAAGTTACTCAACAGGATTCAGCTATGGCTCTTGAGCAATTCAAACAGATGTTTATATCAGCGGCTAAATAAAATATTTGACAAAACTCTTGAAAAATTTTGTGATTTATGATAATATTTTGACAAATAATTACAAAATTCTCAGGAGGTTGTGTGAAATGCAATGTAAACATTGTGGTGCAGAAGTTGGAAGTGAATATCGTCTTTGTCCTTATTGCAGAACTGAGCTTGAGTA